CCCTTTGTTTTTAATGCGTACGCAATAATTTCCTTAAGGCGCACCTCGGAAAGATCAGACTTATGTTGGTCCATATCACGCTTACCAGGGAAGTCCTCTTCAACAACCTCTTCATCTTCTTCGTCTTCTTCGTCTAAACGACGTCCAGATGCATCACGCCCAGCAACTCGATCGGCACGATCGGTTTTGGACTGTTCATCAACGGTTTCATCAGCGTCATCTGCTGCATCTTCCATTGATTCACCCTTATTACCATCTTTATCGAGATCTAAAAAGTCTGGCTTTTCGCCTTCTTCTAACTCTTCATCATCATGATCGCGCTTAGCAGGGTGCCCATCGTGACCTTCGGCAAGCGAAGCATCTGTAATTTGGATATCCTCAACCGCGACATTTTCTAAGATTGTTCCATCTTTAAGTTTCATGTCATAGTGAGTAACCTTACCAAGCTTTTCGCTCCAGTTGTGAGAGATTGCTTCAGCCATTTGAGTACCACCATTGTGGCTTACACCGCCGTGGTGAACACAATAATGGTTAGGGGCAAATGCGCCTGCCTCTTCATTAATATTTTCTTCTACGCTTTCATTAAGCTTACTGAGGTCCATTTTAAAACCCCAGTTCTCTGAAAGGAGACTTTTCAACTCTCCGTTCTTCCAATCTTTTGTTGACATGTTAGTGTCTCCTTTTTGTAAATGTTCAAAATAAATAGTATTGTTTTGCTTTAAAGTGTCTTCAAAATCACGAAGACACATGCTGCCATCGCGATTAGCTTCAATTTCCATTTGTCGTAAGTGCGGATCTTTTTGGGCATATCCTTCTCCCATTTCACCAACATCATCAAATTTGCCTTCGCAATTTTGTTTATGATGCACTAATTCATGGCCAAGAGAACGCAAAATATCTTTTGGATGACGGTTAGTCGTATACAGAGTCACGGCTTTTTCTTGTGGGTCATAGTAAGCAGTTTTTCCTAATGGGTTCGCTGCATTTTTTGAATCTTGTTTTAAAAATAGCCGCGGCGGATTCTTGAACCCTATCTTTTCTTGCGCAAACGGCATAAACTGAAGAATTAGGTTTTTTAGGACGTCATTCACTTAAAAATACCTCTTTCTGGTCGTCAGAGTACCAAATATACTCTAAATAGTTACCAAATGGGTCTTTGACGTAAACTCCTACTGTACCGTCCCGATGTTTTACAACTATTCCTTTGTCAATAGGTAAATCTTCTTTATTTTTTACTAAAATACCGATATGCGCATGGGGATAATAATTTTTATCAATTAAGGCAATATTTGTGTTTTTTATTTGTATTCTAATATACTTTTTATCTTTGTGGGTTGTTATTCCAGATAAATGTTCCAAATACCACTTTTCTGCTGCATCCAAGTCATCTACCAGAATAGCTATATGGTCAACTAGCGATTTCATCGTCTTGATCTCCTGCTTTTGATACTAAAGTTAGACTCAGTGCAAACAATTCTATTTCTTTACAAGAGTCGTCTAACGGCACTGCCGTACAAATCGAAATTAAACGATTAGATATTAATTTATTTGTAATATCGGTTATAATACCGTAGTGGGGCTCAAAGTCTTCTTTTTCACTACTCCAAATACTCCATTCAACTATATCACCTAATTGAAAATCTTCTGCAGCTAAACTACCATATGGGTTCTTGTCTTCCATCACACAGTAAATATGTTGGTTTGTTACATTAATGTGTGTTTATCTTTAAAAGTTTCACTGTACATTAGAGCTAATATAGTCACTAAAGTAAACTCGTAACCATAAACAGCGTACATTGACCACGAAAGAAATAAAAATAAAGCTGTTTTCCAAAATTTTCCAAACTTAAATAACATCAATCAAATCCTGATAGTAAAAACAAATCATCTGGCTCAACACAAACAAGATGTCCACATACAGTATACACTAAAGTTCTACCTTTGTAATCATAATTTTCTTTTAATATGTATATCTTGGTGCCACGAGAAACTTTTTGAAACATTCTACTGTTCGGATCGTAACACATTTTGTCGCTTTCGCCTAACAAAATATATGCCGGAATCAAGGGGCGTCCGGACTCCGTCTCACCAGCTATTTGATCTAAAATAATTTTTAGTAATTCGCTAGCGCCCGATGTTTTTTTCTGGGTCATATTTTAACTAGCGATCAAACAAAGCAAATTTTACCATGACTAATTGATTGAACAGATAAAAGATGGATATTGTTTGTTTCTTTAAAAATACTATCTTCTTTTTCTAGAAAAATCTTTAATTAAAATATCTCTAAGCCCCAAGCCATCGCCAAACCCATTATGCCTTGCACCACCATAAACATCGTCACAGCTTTTGTTTTAAATATTTTTAAATCTTCAACTTCCTGCAGTACTTCTCGCAACTGTGGAGGGGAAGCAACATCGTCCATTTTTTCTTTCCATACTTTAAGATCTTGAACACGATCTTCCTTAGCTTTCAATTCAGTTAGCTGTGTTTGTACCATTTGTAGTTCGCTTCGCAAACCTTCAATTCCACTCGAAAGAGTTTCAAGTTGTTGTAAAACTAACTTTGAGTAGGTTTCCCACCCGTTACCATTATTAGACATAGTGCATCCTCCGCTAATAAGTAGTAAGTTAACGGCGACTAAACATGTTCAACACAACACCATATTCAATAATGGCTCATTATTAAGTGATGTCATCCGCATACTTTACTTTTCTTGCTCTAATTTTTATATCGGGATACTGTTCTGATAATGCACTCACTGCTTCCACATTCTTTCCGGAATCATCAAAAAATAAAACGTCTGTGGCACCTGCATCAATCCTATCGGATATCCACGCTGCTTTATCTGCAGGGTCGGAACTACCTAAAAGTTCAAATGTAATCATAGATGTGTCAAGTCCAATACTCTCAAGATACTCTCTAATAGGACCTTCGGCCGCTGGATCTCTCGCCGTTAGAACGGCTATCTCCCTGCCTTCAGTGCCAGCGTTAAGAGCATTACGAATAATGTTAGTAATTTGTTTTATTTCTCTCGGATTGATAACATTATCAAATTCAGAAAAGTCATACTCGTATCCTGGGTTCATTTTATGGTTCGCATATTCGTCGGTGGTCATTTCAATTCTTTCACCGGTGTCAGTTGTAATATGAATATTGGAATCAGACTTTGCGATTGTGTCATCAAAGTCAAACACACGCAGCTTTGATTCAGTTAAATACTTTCGCCAATTTTCAAGTAGGAGTTTCATTATGAATTTCCATCAAGAGTAGAAGTTATTGCGCTAAGAGCTTCACTATCATTCATACGATGATCACTGCCAACACTAATTAGTTTAGCTCCGTACATCTTCGATAATAAACGACTATCACCATATGGTATAACATCATCCTGGCGAGAGTGTAATATCGTTGCTCCGGGCGGTATTGGGCACGTTGGGCAATATTTCTTCCAAGCCGGCGCAATAAGGACCATCTTACCGAGAGGTAGCTGCGCCGCCATGGCAACTGCACCCCCTCGTGAAGAGCCTACGACTGCATCCGGTAAGTGTTCTTCGTATGCATCTTTAGCTGCATCAACACTCCCTTGCCAATCGTCTCTTGAAAGCCGGGGCTCAATAACCTCATGCCCTGCCGCAGCAAGTGCTTTGGGTTTTGAGCCACCAGGCTTTGATTCTAATCCGTGGAGAAACAAAACTTTCATTTAGGGTTTCCGAGCATAATTTTTAATACATCTTTATTGCCAGCAATTTCTCTAGTATACCACCCGTTGATGCCTGGATATTTACCTTCGGGGTGTTCCCCTAACCAATTTATAGGCTTACCGGTTCCAAGAATTGACTGTACTTTTTCAGAATCTTCGACAGCCGGCACATTATAATATTTTAACATAATATGCGCAATAGATTTAGACATTTCTGCGTAGTGTCCCGATTGGGATAACAATTCGGCAGTTTTATTAATGTAAGCATCCTTGCCGGCTTTAGAGCCATCATGCCCAGCCACTGAGAGTTTGGTTCCTGCGGACTTACGTTTTCCCCCGCGTAAAGCGTCGGGTTCGGGGTCGTCATCAAGATCAACAGCTACCCAGACATCTTCGTCCCCAGGTAACTGTCCTGAGTTTTTATAATCATAGTTCCCGCCGATGGGTGCGTATGCAGTCTGTATCAGATCAAACAATTGATCTGAGAGATCAACATTCAATGGATCTCTTGATGCTTTGATGTCGGCTGGGTCTATCTCGGTCCACTGACCTTTGTCAGTATCCAGATCTTCCCATTTTTTTTCATTTAAATACTCTCGCCAATTTTCAAGTAAGAGTTTCATTATATGCTCCTCAAACTAAATAGCCCAAGATCGGTTATAACAAAATTCTTGGTACCGGGTCGAACCATGACGTTTCCAGAATGAATATCTTTGGGTTGCCAGTTTTGTTGATCGAGAAAATGCTTCATTGCTCGCATCAAACCTTCGGCTTCAGGAAAGTTTCTCTCAACTTTCTCTCCAGCTTTGCCGGCAGCACTAACTCTACCGTGTCCACCGTGAACAGGCACAATTTGTTTTTGAAGAATGTCTGTGTAAATCTCGCTAAGTTCTCTTTTAAAATACTTAGGCAACTGCTCATAGAATGAGGAATCTTGTTCTAAATAAGGAAGAGAAGCCTCTGCCACCAAATCAGATAACGTCTCCGCTGGTAAAAATTCCCAGTTGTGTCCGGACATTTCTGTTATCTTTTTCATCACAATGTTTGGTACTTCCTGCATAATATCTTGATAAACGTTTGGGTCACCTTGTCTCAACATAAGGTTTCCATACAAACCTTGTATGATAACTTCATAGATTGCTTCAGGATCTTTAAATAATCTAGTATATTTTTCGTGTCTTGACAAATCTGCATCATCTGAATTCAGAGCAAACAAGTCTGCTTTAACTCTATCGGGAATGTCTTCTAAGAGTTCCATAAATATAAAATAATCTTTTGTAGTCTCTTCTACATTATACACGTCTGGAAGGTATTTTGCAAATTTTTGATTCATCGAGGCTTTGTTATCCATAGCAAAGCGATAGTTTTGCGCTTCTCTGTCTGCCGTATCAGGACCTCCATAGAGTCTTTTTACAACATGCTTCATTGCATTGCGTTCACCAGTCTTTTTATTCTCGACCAAATAAACTTCTCCCATCATACCCTTACCTAATTTGCGGTCAAAGTAAAATCCAGCATCTTCGGCGCCTTGCTTAGCACGAACTTTTTTATCTACTTCTACTTGATTCCAAGATTTGCCATCCATATCCATGGTGGCTTCTTCATCTTCGTTTACAAATTTTCGCCAATTTTCAAGTAGGAGTTTCATTAAAATTGTATTCCCTCTTCTCGATACAGCGACGCTTCAATAATATTTAGAACTGTTTTAAGAACAGTTTTATCAGAAGCTAACTCTGGGCTTTCGAAAATGCCTTCATTTTCAGCATTATAAACATTCAGTTCGTCTGCTAAACCTTGGACATTTTTTATGCCCATTTTATATAAGTGAGAAGGGATATACATATTACTAGGTGTATGTGTGACAACATAGTGAGTTTTACCTTTGATTTTATTATTGCGTTTAGTGACATGAAAAGGCTCAATAGCACTTTTGTCTTCACCCAAATACCGGTGCCAATTTTCTATTAAAAGTTTCATGATATAAATCTTCTCCAGTTTCCTACAAGCTGTTCATTGACATCGTCAGTCCACGTCCCGGACATGTTTTGCGCTTGAATTTGAGCGAGAGTCTTATTAAATATAACCGTGAGATTATCTTCATCATCCATTTCACCGGTTACTAATTCTTTAAAAAGTTCTACACGTTCGGCATTATCGTCTGCGTCGACTTTAAACTGTATTTGTACAACTCTCTCTTCACCACTTCTAGTAACAGTATAATGAGAAATATCTAAATGATATTCTGTTCCAACTTCTTGTCTTGGGGCAGCTAACATATTCTGTCTTAGAAGCAGTTTAAACTCGCGAGAATCTAAAAGCCTCTCTAGTATCTGCGGAGACATTTTCCATTCCCCTGAGTCGTACTCAAAGCTCACAGAGGCATATGATTCATAGCTATCCTCATACTCTCCATCAGTTTCCACGTCCCACTCATAAGAATCTATATCTCCGTTCTCAATATCCATAGCGAGAGTCATATATTCGCCACCGACCATTTGACCTTCGCGCTTGAAGTATGTTGACAAAATTTCTTTCCACGCATCATGACGGTCATCGATTAAAGAGTCAATTTTTTGACAAGCATCCGCGAACTCCTCTACTAGAGCATAATAAGATTGCCCGCCCAACTCTGGGTGTTCTAGATTTACGCCGCATGTCCAAAAGATGGTGTCGCCTTGACGACCCACGTAAGCTCGATCAGTAAAAAAATCTCCATATATATCGTTAATCGCATCTGGAGAATATTGAACAACCCCGTCGATCGCGGTTGGTAGCCTACTCCAATCACTCACGTTCCACTCGATCACAACTTCGGCCGCACCCCTAATATACACGTCTTCTCCACCGTCATCTTCGACGTCAAAGCTAATTTTTGTAACAGCCGCACGTTGGTTCCAAGTATCAATAATCTCTTGACACTGATTTTCGTATGATGTTCTGATGTCTCCGATTAAGTCTGCGTCCAAATCATCTTCGGTTTCTGTGTTCTGCTTCATATTGCCGCTAACACGTTGTTCTATCCCTAACAATTGTCTCATTAGTGCTTCACGACCCGATGCATTGGCGGTGTCCTCGTAGGAGCCACCAAAGATCATAAATCTATCTAAATTAATCTTGCCGTTTTCTTGTGGCATGTTTGCGATGACTTCTTCTTGGTTATCACGAGACCAGTCAGTAACTCTATCGACTAAACCGGGAATATCAGCACCGTATACTCGTTTCTCAGGCATCCCAACGTCTTGTCCGTCATCCCAGCGCTCCGGTTCATCTGTGTCATAATATCTAACATGACGAATGCGCGCCCGAGAAATTGGATTGATTTCACCAACATCATAGCGCTGATCATCATAAAAGATTTCACCTTCTTGAATTTCTTGCTCTGCGCTGTCTATATTACCCGTATTTGTGGTGCTCAGAAGCTCTTCTGTTTCCACAACATACGCAACCGCCCCGTGACCCCGGGCTTCTGCTACAGCACATTTATAATAGGACTGATAGGCGTTTGTACGGCTAGACGGAGAGTGGCAAGAGGTAATTTTGTCAAAATCACTCATTCTGAGCACATCTATCGGATGTCGAGTAATAATAATGGAAAATTTGTCATTATCGATGTTATTTATCTCTTTTTTGATGAATGCAGCGTTCTTTTGCCAATACTCGCCGTATTTTGTTGCTAATTCGGTTAAATCATAGCCAGCGGGTCCTGCAACGCCCGGATTTACGATATATAAGTACATTTGATCGTTAATTCTGTTTAAATTCTCCAATTCTTTCTCATCGAGTGCAGCATTACGCATTTTCACTGTAACTTCGTGCCACTTGGCGATTGGTTGACCATTTGGACCTTTATATCCAATACCAGCCAAGTAATCATAGACTTTTTGGTACAATGCGTCCTTTTTTCTGCTTAAATCGGCTATTTTTTTGAATAATTTGCCGATTTTCATCTGAATCTTCTTAGTTTTCTTCTTTGGTTCCGGGTCACCAACCAACATACCCAGTAAATCGTCTGATGTGCGCAGATCACGCTCAGCAAAGACCATGCCCTTGTCCCAATCTACATCATACTCTTGAGATTCGAAGAATTTTGCAAACTTTCCAAGCTCTGTAGCTGGATCAAGGGTTGGAAACGGTATCACCGCGCGCATTTTGCCACCAAAAAGGTCATTTAAAGGCAGATTTGCTGGGTCGAGGTCATCTAATACATCTTCCAACACTCTCATCTCGTCTTCAGTGACTTCTCGGAGTACTTTTTCGTTAACAGGTACACAATTAGGTACATTTCTGTCACCTTTTTTCTTCATTCCCTTTTGCGTATAGCCATCCCAACATTTTTCTTGTAAAACATTAAGCAACGCGGTGGTTTTAGCTAAAATTTGTTCATCACTTAACATTTATTTTCCTAACTGCCTCTTTCATTGACTTAGAACCGCGGCATTTCCACTTCTTACGAGATAATGCATTGGCACATGGGGGGTTTTTGCACTTTTTAATCTTTGCTGACCGTGCACAGTACGCATCACCCTTAGCTGTCCCGGGTCTGATGCGGTCTCCGCCGCCTTTTGCTTGTCCTTTTTGCCCAAATGATCGACATTTGCCGTCTACACGCTTGGCAAAGCGCTTTCCTTTCGAGGGTTTACAAGGTTTTTTGGCTTTTTCTTCAAGACTTCTCCGCGGCGGTCTCTGGTAAGCAGCAGGGCTCTCTAGGCATTTTTTGTATTCTCTCATTGAGGCACCATCAGGAACTTTTTCATCACAGAGAGGGTCTGCTTCAAGACCTTGCGCTAACCAATGTGGTGGAAGTTTCTTGCCTTCGCTGAATTTATGTTTCTTTTCATCTAAAACTTGAGCTAATTCGTCCTCAATCATCATTTGTAAAGATTCTTTTTTAGAATTGCCCCAATTGGCAGCGCCAACTTTACGACATTTAACTAAAGCTCCGGATGCATATGCGCTCGGCCATACTTTATAGCGTGATTTTACCTTACTATAGCAAGCATCCTTTTTAGCAGATGACTTCTTTTTCTTATCACGCTTCTTAGTCTTGGCGGCGCGCTTTTTGCCTTTCTGTTGCTTCTTTTTTTTCTTCTCGTCGAGAGTATACATATCATAATCATCTTCGTTAGGATCACCAAAATCTCTGCGTCCCACTTCATCCGACAGATCTCGATACATCTCTTCTGTGTCGTCATATGGCGTGGTCTCTCCATTTCGATGCGTTACCAAAATAACAGGCTTTCCGTCGCTAGCAATCTCAATGGAGGCTTCTACTCCAAACTTGTCTGCTAAATCTTGCACCTCATCGCGCATAAGATCTTCAGGACTCATACGTTCTTCACCAGTATCAATATCAGCAACAGCGCGACCGGGTTCATATTCGGTTTCTTCTAAACCTCTTGTTAGTTCTACTGGTCCATCTTGCTGCAACTGTTGCAGTTGGTCTTCAAGAACTTCTAATTTATCACGAAGATTCATTACTTCAGATTGTTTTGCAAAATAAGCTTTACTATTTCGAACGTCACTGAGATCTGTGTCATCATCAGCGGAGTCATCCATATTTTTCATACCTTTTTCAGCGTTGATAATTGCCTGTTCGAGCCTCGCAATCTTTTTTGTAATGCCGGCTATGTGTGTTTGCCTATCTTCTCTAACAGCAGAAAGCTCTTCTTTGATCACAATAATTAACTTTTCGTTATTTTTACCGTAAGTTTCACAAGGATCGTTCCCGCATCCACAATTCATACCTTCGTTAACTGGCTCTTCTGGTTCTTCTGTTTGGTCGAGAATTTTTTTGATTTGATCAGATTGCCCTTTGTGCATTTTAGAAGCACCAGCAAGCTCGTCAGCTATCTTTTCTAACTCCTTTTCATGCTCTTTTGTGTGCGTCTCAGTAACCACAGCTTCTATTTCTTCTTCAATTATTTGATACAAATCCATTTTATATAATTCCTCATTTTTTTTCTTAGATTTTGCTTTCTTGCCCCATGATTTACCCTTGCCACGTTCTTTACACGCGCCCGGTGTAGGTCTGCACGCAGGATATTTTTTACGTTTTTCGCCTGAACCGCGCCCACAAGCCTTGTAACCGCCACTTCCATCAGGAGAATTACAATCAACCCATCCTTTTTTAGAACCCTTGGCTCCCTTCCTACCAAACCAGTCTCTTAAAGAGGACTCTTTGCTAGATTCAGACCCGGCTTTTTTCTTTTTTTCGTCCAGTGGACCATATAAGTCATTCATTTTTAGATATTTCCAAAGCTTTCTCCAATAAATAGATCGGAATCTCACTATTGTCAATGTCTTCAGGGCATAATCTACCTACACGCTCTAGGTTTTTCTGGCATGCCATTGCATAAAGCAGTTAAAGCTAAATCTATGTTCAAGTTTTGTATTGGAGATACCCAAATCATATTCTCTTGTATTTGGAATGAAGGGCTTCTTTCTACATCAACAGCCCAGAGCACTCCAACAATTTTTCCATCGTTGTCATATATTACTGATCCACTACAACCAAACCATCCATAAGTTTGCAAAATAATTTGCCTTCCTGCTTCTGGGTGTGTTTCGAAACCTGCAACGTGTCCACGGAAGCTCAGCAAACTGTGCCAGGAAGGAAATCCTGAATATGTGATAGTCTGACCAACTTCTATTAATTCTGAACGTGGCTTCCAACGCATTGGTTTCGCATATTCAAACTCACTAGGCAAATATAACAAAGACATGTCATTTAATGGGTCTTTATAAACTAAGACTGCCATCCGGCGTTCAGTCTCTGTCGCTATCAAGTACGAAGTGCCAAGCGCCCCATCTGCCACGTGGTGCGCTGTTAGAACAAGATGCATTCCTTTGTAGTTAATTAGCCCTCCGGTACCATGACCTTGTCCGGTCAGCACTCTTACAGACGCATTGCGTACATTTTTCTCGACTACACTAAGCGAGTTGCTTATTTGTGTCGTTAGATTTTTATTCTGAGTTGTCGGTGTTGCAATTGCTGTAACTGGCAACAATAACGCTGCCACAATTAATAGTATTTTCTTCATCTCTTGTGTTCTCCTTTAAAAATTATAAATCGAGCACTCAATAAAGCAATATTAATAATTGACAAAACAGATAAACTATGTACACCATGAAATATACCAATAAGAAGTATACCAATGTTTGCAACTATTGCCGCTTGACACAGGGATGTCATTAAATTGTTCAAAAGAGCCTCCTAGATTAATTAGGGCTCCCTTTTGCAATGTGATATTATTTCCACTCCTCCTACTGGGAGTGGCACTATTTTTCTTGTTTTGAGTAGGTATACATGAACTTCCGGGAATATCTTTAATTGTACTTGGTCTGATGGCAAAATATCGTAGCTCTCAACGACTATTCCGCATGATTCTATGACCGTGTCGCCATCAAATTTAAATTGATGATTAACAATTCTTACTAAATCTCCCTTTTTGGGAATTTTTTTCAAATTGTATCTATTTTTTCTTTCATCCAATCGATAGCTTCCTCATATGAGTCAAAAATAACGGATAAACCCTCGATATACCGGCTAGTGCCAGTTTCCAACGCGGCCCATTGCCAATTCCAATTTGTGTCTTTAGAATAAATAAGACCGCCGCTAAGATTTCTTTTAGTGTTTATCTTCTTTTTCTTAATTATGGTCGCCAAGACTCTATTTTTTGCTAAGTGAAAGCGCTGTTCGTCAGTAACTTCTATACGCTCTTGGGCACCCTCGGTATTAAGAATTTTAAAATCAAATTTTTTTATTCTTTCTCCGTACTTTTCGATTAAATTTGTAATCTCAATTTGTTCGAATCGGCTAATCGCCTCTTCATATTCACCCTCATATGAAAATGTGTGTATGGGCGCCTTTGCCCTCTTGCCACTTTTAAATAATTTGTATACATTCCAATTAGAACTCATGGTTCCCTCCGTTTGCTGGATAGTGTGCTAGCATGCCAACAATAATCGATAATTTCATGCCTTCTTCCTCAATAATTGTTGACATTGGGACATTTGTAGGGTCTTCTGCATATCGATCTACGTTCTTGATCCACTTAACATGCCAAAAATACATGTCGTCATAAATCATATCAATGCGTCTTTCGCGCTCAATCAACAATGCAACAAACCCAGTAGTTTCATCAACTATCAAATCTCCTACCTTAAGTATAACACCATTCAGCGCAGAATACAAGTCATCCATCAAACTATTCTCGCTTTTTCAACTTTAAAAGTACCAGTGCGTATTAGATTTAATAAACCTTCTTCTGTATAAGGCTGATATCGACTTACCGTATCTTCTGTTGTCGGCATCGGTCCGGTCCAGAATATGTCCCAAGCCCACAGATTAATTAATTTGTTGCCGTCATCGTCTAAGAGATTTTCAAACAAGCTATAGCGCGAAACCAGCAATCCAATGTCACCAGTAGCTATATCAACGACGATGTCGCCTATTTTTAAATTAATATCCACATAAGTAAGTAGGGGATACTATCTTTGAATTGACCGCCTAATCCGTTGTGCATGGATACAAGCTAAAATATGCTCCTCAATTGACCGATCGGGTGAAAGATCGGTATTAATTACGCACACATTATTGGGCAGTATAAGAGCAGGAATTGGCGACGGCGCCGCTATAGCGCCATTTTCCGGCGGCATGGCATCGATGTAGGTCGGTTGGTTATACGACTCCAGCAACGCATCCGGTCTTGTTCGCGCCATTTTTTCGCCGCCAGTTTTTTCTTCTATAAAATTTTTCTCATTAGCCACATGCTCATCCGCAGTGATGCCCGCATTTGCAGCCCAAACGCCGCATGCAGACAGTGCAAAAAAAGTAAACATATATTTCATGGATATACTCCGCATTCAAAATCGCAATAAATAGTTCATTTATTTATTAATAACCATATAATGACCGCCATTTTCCCACCGCAACCAAACGTCTTTAGCGATCTTTGGGTACCGTACGTACATCATACCGGTTTGGTCATCGATTTGCAGAACGAGACCTAATGACCGGTCGTTTCGCCAGACGTCTTTAACCCACGATCCAACCGCGGCCGTTGTGTTGTTAGCTTGCAATTTATACCTTAATGCGATCGATGATATATGGATGGTGGAAAGAAAGGTCTTTGTACAATTTCTTGATGACCTTCTTGGCAACTTCGCCAATATCCGCCTTTGTGTCTTTAGACTTAAGAGCAGTTGCAAGCTCATCCGCAAGAATCTTTTTAAGTTCACTCTTGATACGTTTATCCAATTCCGTACCGATCATCTTCTTTATATCAGATTTATCGGTTGACGAAAGATTCTCGTTAATGAGAGTTATAACAATGTCCTTGGAAATATGCATACTGTAAATAGTCTATACTATACATTATACACCAGTTCGAGATGATTTGCAACATGATTCGACGCTAATTCGTCTTTTAACCAATATACGCTGTAGGTATGAAAAGCGGTGGTGTTGACTTTAACGACAATGCCCACACGCTTGACACGTTTTTTATCTGATGAGTATGTATACGGGAATCCGTACGGGTTGGCATTAGTGCTACCGGTATAGTACACCAAGTCACCAACAACGAAGTCTACAGGGTGACGCGCATCCTCGTTCATCGTGACCCCATAAGCGTTTTATCCGCGTTTTCTACCAGCAACAAGTGATCACCGTTGAACAATCCTGTTTTAAATTTACTAATTACCAACGGGTGGTTTGTCCATATCACCATATACTCACGATTCGCATATGTTTCCACAACGATGCCCACGTAACGTCCAAAGTCAACGCCAACCGATTTGGTTATTGAATACCGAAACTCTGGTGCAAGTGTCACTAAGTCTCCCAACTCGAAGCGGCGGCTAAGCCCACGCGTCCATCGCGGTGACTGAAATGTATCTATAGACCCACTATACGCGCCCACAGCTGCGCCTAATGGGTTTTCTGCCCTCTTACTACCCATAAAGTATATAGGCGCGTCATGGGCAATTTGCGTACCGGGCTAATCTGGAAATTTTTAGGCGGTGTTTTTTAAATCATAATCTCAGAAAATTTCTCAGCCATATCGAGAAGGTACTTAGCCAGCCATCGCTGACCGCCTATCGGCCGAGACATACATTCCGGGTAGGGGGGAGGGGGACCCCCCCCGTCTTTGACAGCATTTTGACAGCAGTTAAATAAACGTCAAAACAGTGTCAGGCACAGTGATTGTCAATTACTTGTCAATACTTCCATCACATCCAGTCACACTATACTGTAACATGTATACATATAATGCTGCTGTACACATACCCCAATAGCTTACATGGAATGCGATGTCTGTCGATTTAGATATTATTTTATATGATCTCGGATACTTTTCTCGCAACCGGTTACGTATCTGTCGCATGTATTCCTCTCCCTTTAAGCCGAACGTTAACTAAGTTACTAGTATTGTTAGACATTCTATTTAATGTATCATCGGCATGCATGCAACGCGCGGCAGGCGCTGTCACATTTGTAACATGAGAATGATACAGATATTGTTTAATGATTATAATACTTTAATTAGTTTTGCCCTCGCATGCAAACCTACAAATAGTTTAACGCACCCCCGTCGCATGTGAGTGTATACACCCGAGCATAACGCAGGTTACACGGGCACTATCGTCCGCATGCTGTCGCATGTGTCGCGCATTGTGTGTGACATGTCAAAAGAATGTCAAAATAAATGTGCTTGACAGTGTGTGTGCGTATAGGTATAAAGCCCCACCGCATGTGAAGTGCAGTTATAAAACATATTATAAACACATACTAACAATAACTAACACTACAAACCACATTGATCCACCGCAATACACTTTATCTAAATGCTTTGTACAGTACTACCCACAGTGCTTATAACAGTATTAGTAACATTAACTAACTCTGGTACCCACATAGCTCTGTTCTCATACAGATAGATAATACCTGCAATGATTAATATATTATGTATAAGTCTCGACATCATTCTACTCCATCGTCGCCGATTGCTTCAACCGGACAGGCATCCATTGCTTCATAACATTCAGCAAGTTCTTCCTCGGTTTCCGGTTGTTTGTATACGAGGTCATGAGTTGCGTCATCACTCTCGCGAAAGTTGTTGGGGGCTTCATATAAACAGACGTTGCAAATAATACAGGTTGAATCAACATAAAATGATACCTTCTTGTTATTAAACTCAACAACGTCTGTGTTGTTATCATCAAACTTCTCTTTAGGATCTGCCATTGCTTATTACCTCCATATCTGATTCTCCGGCGTGGGTCTTCAATCCGCTTTTAACATTGCGAACCTCATAGACCCATTCGGATCGGTCATGCCATTTCTTTATGATGACTCCCGTGATGGGAGGCTGACCCCATTGCATTATAACTTTAACTAAATCACCCACAGTCACTAAGCACCTCAACATCAGTAGGGTGCGCGTACATTCTATAATCACTTTTAATACACTGTATGAGTGCGACACGATTGTGATCATCTTCTTTGATCTCGATGATAAGACCGACCACGGGATCGCGGCCGTGTGTGCGCTTCACGCTTACGAGGTTACCGACTTTCATTATTTTACCTTCCTTGCCTTCATGATCATCCGTTCCTCGACTATGATAGTCTCAGCGCGACCGATGGGGAGTAGCTTATACATCTTGGACCCCTTTGCCGCGCTTATAATAGGGGCTGCGTTGGCTTCCACGACGATACAGGGTTTGTCGCCCGTCCTGTGCTTCAGGGAGCGGTGAGCGGCGCGTGGGAGGACGTAAGAGCCTACAGGGTATTTGGCTTCTGCGTTATGCTCGCGGAGTACCTTCTGAGCATACTTATTCTTTGTCATCTTGTTAAACTCTCCGACACCCGGTACAAAGGCAGGGTTCTCGATGATCTGAGAAGCGAGCGAGTGGAAGTATCCAGCCGCACGATAGTAGTGCGCGCACACAACTGCGTCGGAGCGCATACCATCCTTGTCGGCTGTGTAGTCGGCAGCGAACGAGGCGCGGGCGGACATTGCCGCGTCATCATGTTCACCCTCGATCTTTGAGAGGGTCTGGATCTGCTTCTCGGACAACTGCTTACCCGACATGATCTGACCTTGCAGCGAGTTGATGAAACCGCGCGCCCATGAAGCCTCTGCGGTACGCTCACAAACGGCGTTCAGGCGCTCCAGCATGCTCGCACCCTTGGCAGCGTTAGCAGCCAGCTTGTCGGCGCTGTAGCGGTCCTCAAGCGTGCGGACCCAGCCAGCGCGCCCAGAGGTCAATGACCCCTTGCGCTCGTAATAGCCTAAGAGAGACTCCGCAAACGACTTGTCGCGACCTGAGATCGCAGGGTTAGCAACGAGGTCTTGAAGACGATGGCGATAGGTACGGCGAGGCATGTGAAAGCTCCTTTTGCTCACTTACACAGTAAGTATACCAGAAATAACCTTAAAGGTCAAGAGTTTTATGTAAAGAGAATGTTAAGAGTTGTTTGCTTCTTTCTCGGCCGCTTCTTTCTCAAGCTCGGCGAGATCACCGGCAACATCAGCCATGGTCATAGCGCGAGTCTTTGTGCGCTTGGTTTGAGCACGATCAAGCTGACCCCACCGACGAGAGTTGGTAGGATGCTCGCAGATGTGCAAGTTTGGAATACCGAGCGCCTTCATTCGACGAAGCATCTCACGAGTAGGCTTGTGGCTGTCTGGTTTGGTCAAGACGGTTTCATAGCCGTCAACCTTGCCGGAATCATTGATAAAAACGTGAGTGCGAGAAACGTAAAACTTCATAGATATATCTCCTTACTTGATATGCTATCATTATACACTAAAAATAGGGGAAAGTCAACAACTAAGTTGTCAAGTGAATGTCAAGCGTCGATTGCGATAACGCGCTCATTGGTTTGAAAGTATGGGCGAGCGGCGTGCGCCTTAGTGGTCATCCACATGCGCTGGCACTTGCTGTTAATGGGCTTGGGCGCGCAAAGGTCGGTCAAGACGATGTGCCCGTCAAACTTGTGCTTATTGACGTAGCGCGTTGGAGCATCGAAGCAGGTACCGCCAGTCAAGACGCGCTCGGTCTTACGGCTCGCGCCCTTCTTCCAAGTATATACCTTGTCCTCGGCTACCTTAGTGTCGAAGGGGATCACGGTGAACTCCGCGATTTCTGCCAGCTTGTTAAGCTCCGAGAAGAATGCAGAGAGCATCTGATCATCAACAGAGCCAGACTGATCGATACTGATCGCGATCTTGGCTTGGCGACGGACGCGCTTGCCTGCGTGGATACGAGGGAAGCGCTTGTTAAGGCGTCGAGGCGTCGAGGTCTTCTCAGCGCGTTGTGAGGTTTTGACGAAGTATCGCAGTACCTTGCGCCAATCAACCTTAGTCGCAATGCGGTCCATGATGTCGGAGCGCATGCCATGAGACACAGATCCCCAGTTACGGGACTTCTCAGCTTCCTCGGCTGCTTTCTTGACAGCTTCTTTAAGTCGTTCCTTAGCGATCTCTTGAATAGTGCCATCGCCCTCACCGAACTCCTCATGTGAGTCGAAGCTATCAGCACCACCGAACGGATCGCCGCCCTGACCTTGACCCTGACCGTTGCCCTCACCGGGCTCACCGTCGCCGTCCTGCTGACCGTCAGAGCCGTCACCTTCACCCTGCTGGTCCTGCATATCCTTGAGAGCAGCAAGATACCACTCGTAAGACTTGCCAGCAGGCAGATGCTTAAACGGACCTTCACCGGGGAAAACGCCTTTCATTCCCTCGCCATCGTACATGACAGGACCGGGATCAGCTTCACAAGGCAGCTTGCCCTTCATCTCAGGCAGACCATTGATCGCAAGGTCCATTGCAATGTTATCAATACGCCCAAGACCATCGGTAGGCTTGCGACCAGTCACGTGCTCAAGGATGATGTGATAAAACTCGTGCATCAGCACACCGAGTTGATGTTCTGGCTTCAACTGACCCATGAAGTCAGGATTATAAAGAAGCTCAAACTGCGCAGTGTGCGGGTTGACACGCACACCAGCGGTCGGAAGAGACTTTGTGGCAGTCTTATCAATCCGGCGCGAGAGCGCGGCAAAGAACGGCTCGCGCATAAGCAGGCGAGCAGTGTGCATGTTCAAGTTGAACGGGGCGGCGGGCTTTGTGGATTCATCGGACATGTGTATCTCTCCTGATTACTTTACAAGTATACCATAGAAAAGGGGTTAAAGTCAATAGAAAGTTTGTCAAGTAAATGTCAAGGACCACTGACATCGTATTCAGCGGCGATCTCAAACTCTGAAAGGTTTAACTCTACTCCTGTGGCCGGGTTGATCACCCGGTAGGTGAGCCGTGTACCCTTTTGAGCGCCGTAGCGAGGGATCCCTGTATCAGTCACCCGAACAACTACATGGGGCTTCTCAGAGCCTTCTGAGCGGTTCCTAAAGATCAGATCCCCCTTTCGGAGAACCCTGACCCTTGGGAGCATCATGCGCGCGTTCCTCTGTGGACCCGTGATCATTGGTTGCCACCGAGGATCTCGACAAGGTGATCGGACACTCGGCGTCCGTCCTTAGTCTCTGCCTTGTGCAGAGCGATCGTGTTGTCGATGTTATCGGAGTCACCGATAACGGTCCACAGCTTCATCGCTACCTCAGAAGGCAGCGTCACGAAGTACTCCGCGACGTTGGCGATCTGAGCCTCAGACAGAGGCTCCGCGAAGGTTTTAGCAGCCTCCATCTTCTCAATCATGGCAGCGTGGTCATTGATACCCCACTGAGAGGTTTTATCGATCTCACCGTTGTCGATGAGGTCTTCCACGGTTACCTGCCACTCGTACTTCTCAACGAAGTCACGGAGAGCGACGGCACCCTCAAAGCCCACGAACGCAGTCGCGAGGTTAAAGAGCATGTCACGATCACCCTCTTCACCGAACACACCGATCGGAGCCACGGTATCGTTAAACCGCTTCCAGCTACGGCGAGAAGGATAAACCTTGTTAGGCTCGTACTCACCGATGTGCTCAAGGTGCGTACGGTTCTGGTTAATGAAATCCCAAAGGATACCATCAACATTGTCCTGCGCCCACTTGAGCCAATCTTCTGTAGAAGGCTCGACATCGAACACGGTCCAGCGGTCAAGCTCGGCAGGGTCCATCTCACCGACTTGGTATTGCGCGCCATGCTCGCCACCGTTAACGGCAGCGACGATCAAGGTGTCGGCGTGCAGATGCCAGCCGTTGATCTTGCGGCTATCGGTCAACTCGAAAAGACCCTGACGGACCTCCTGAGTCGCGCGGTCCACTTCATCGAGGAAGAGGCACACAGGCTGCTCACACGCAGTCACAAGCCAGTCAGGGGCGTTCCACGTGGTAGCCTTACGGCCGTTGATCTCGGTGTCTGCCGTGTCAGGCAGACCGAGAAGATCACCCTCGGTCATCTGAGACGCACGGCGCTCGATGACAGGAAGACCACGGGACTCCGCGATCTGATAG